TTGTAATCATAAATTTGACAAAGAATGTATGTGAATAACTTATGCTATTCTACGCCAGAATACTAGTAAATCTACTTAGTATTTTTTCTTTGGCGAATTACCTGCTCCTGGCTTTTTATCATCCCACTTAGTCCCGCCAGGGATTTGTACATTTTTATTTCCTAAATTAATATCTGCTTTAGCTTCTTGTTCTGCTTTAACATCTTTAGGTTTAATCTCGATTTGGGATTTACGTTTTAAGGAATCAGGAACTGGGCCTGTATTAATACCGTCATCTTGAAGTTCAAGAGCTCCAATAGGAACAGTCATTGGAGTACGGTAAAGACCAGGAGCATATTCTACAATAACATCTGCATATATAGCATCAGGAGATTCTGTACCGCCGCGATAATTTTGAGTTGTTGTTGGATAGATTGATTTAATGGCTGACACTCTAAGATTTAAATCAAAGCTCGGATCCATACAAGATTTAACTACGTCAATGAAGTTTTGACCTTTACTTTTAAAAAACTCCATTGTTAAAATGTCTTTTTTAAAGCGAACTCGATCTCCAATTAAAAAACCACCTTGCTGAAAGCGTTCTAGTAAGTTTTCATATAATACGTCAAATTTTGTTTCCATAGTAATTCTGATATTATTTATGCAACTCTTGTACTAAATAATAGTATAAATGGCTATAAAAATTAAAAGTTTAGAAAATATCTCAAAAGACTATTATGAGCAGAAATATCTTTTTAAAGATATTTCATTAGATATTACACAAACAGAATTATTTGTACCTGGGTTTAATTTACCTATTCCTAGCACAGATATTAAAGCTTCTTTTGATGTAGCCGCTATTCGTAACTCATTACAAAATTTATTCAATACTATACCCGGTCAACGTTTTTTATTCCCTGATTATGGTTTAGATCTTTATCAATGGCTCTTTACCCCTATAACAGAAGGAAACGGCCAAGCTCTTGGTAATAAAATTTATAGCACTATAAACAAATACGAGCCACGGGTTAGGGTAGAAACAGTAGATGTAATATTAGATCCTGATAATAATCAATATAATATAAATATTATTGTTAATATACCTTATTTAGATATTCAAACTACTATAAACTCTGTTTTAGATATTAAAAAACAAACATTTATAGTAATACCAACATCTCGAAATACATAAAATGAACACTCAACAAAATACTGAACTGTATACAATTCCAAAAGGTGGTTATGTTGCGTTTGACGCAATGACATTGCGTCAACTTATTATTGATCGTTTAAATGAACAAAAAACATTTACTGATCAGGTTTATGTAGGTTCAAATTTAGCATCCATTATTGATATTATTGCCTATGCTTATAATACTTTAATTTACTATCTTAACAGAACTTCAACTGAGTCTATGTACACTGAAGCTCAGTTGTTTGAAAACATAAACCGTATAGTAAAATTAATTGATTATTCCCCTATCGGTTATCAAACTTCTACTCTTTCGTTTAATTGTTCAGCTATTAATTTTACTCCAGGTCTTTACACTATACCTCGCTATTCATTTTTAACAATACAAGGAACATCTTTTGCAGTAAATGAAGATTTAACTTTTGCTATTAATTCTACAGGTCTAGTTTCTTTAACAGAATTGTCTCAGCAAAAATTAATGTATCAAGGAGTTTATCAAGAATATCCTTTATATACTGCACTAGGAGATGTAAACGAAACAATTATAATGAATGTACCTGAAAATACTTTAATAGATCATTATAATATCGATGTTTATGTAAAATCGATTAAAACAGGGACGTGGGAACAATTTAATAGAACTGCTAATTTATATCTTGAACCAAGACAAGCAAAGTCTTTTGAAATTCGTTTAAACCCTAACAAACGGTATGAAATAAAATTTGGTAACAATATTAACGGCTACAAACTTGAAGCTAATGATCAAGTAGCAATATACTATTTGGTCTCAAAAGGGCAAAGCGGTTTAGTAGGACCTAATGTTTTGACTAATGCAGCTAAATTAAAACGATTAGCTACAACTCAATTTAATGAAATTGTTGCAAGTGTTACTAAAAATCAATACGAATTATTAAACAACAGTTCTCTTAGTAATTTAATTTTTAGAAACACATACAACTCTACTAATATTCAAGAAGTTGAAACTCCTGATCAAATTAAAGAATCAGCTGCAGCTAATTATAAAACTCAATATAGAGTAGTAACAGACACAGATTATGAAACGTTTATAAAAACAAATTTTGCAAATTTTATTACAGATTTAAAAGTTATAAACAATCAAACATATGTAGATACCTACTTAAAATATTTTTATGAGATAGGGTTAACAAACCTTTCCCAAATAACTCAACCTTTACTTAACCAAGTTTTATTTGCAGATAGCTGCAATTTTAATAATGTTTATATAGTTGGATTAGCTCGAGGTGTTTCTCAAAATTATAATTACCTAACAACAGCTCAAAAAGAAATTATAATTAATGCGCTTAATAAAGTAAAAGTTTTAACTACAGATACTGTATTTGTTGATCCGGTTTATAAAGGTCTAACATTTGGAGTAGATACAGGTACATCTTTTGACCCGGTTATAGATGAACCTTTTTATGGTTTAAACGTTTATAAAGAATCTTTTTCACGAAGAAATAACAAAAATATTAAAAATGATGTTGCTAATATACTTTTAAATTATTTTGATCAAAATAATGTTAAACTTGGCCAAACAATTGACATACAGAGATTGACTCAAGAAATTTTAGCAGTAGAAGGCGTTCAAAGTATTGAAACGGTTCGTTATGAAGAACAAAATATTATTGTTAGAACACCCGGTTTGTCATTTTATTACTGGAACACACTTTACCCCAATAACGATAAAGTTGTATTAACAAATAATATAGTTACAAGAATGTTCGAAGTACCATTTTTATATAATCGCAACTCTCTTATAAACAAAATAATTGTTGTAAATACCATTTAATATGGCAGTTTCAAGCTTTACAGTTACACCTACAAGCGGGTATGTTTATGGTACCGAGTTTGAAATAATTAATACAACTCCAAATAAAAACGTGTATCGCTTTATTTGGAATTTTGGAGATAATTCTACATTAAAATATACTGATCAAACAAATCATGTTTATAACTACCCAGGCAGTTATAACATTACTTTAAGTTCAATTGATGTCAATGGTAATTTAGAAACTACATCTCAATCTATAACCGTAGATTATCTTGTTCGGGATTATATTTCTTTTACTGATATACCGGAATATTACGCTAATCCGGGAAAACCAACCCCCTCAACATTTAAATTTAATGTTATTTCTTCTCAAATAGTACCAACACTAAAAGTAAATCTTTTTGCTGCTAACTCTAAGTCTATACCGTATGAACAAGTTAAAGATTATAAATGGAACTTTTTAATACCAACTTGGAGTTTTCTAGATAAAGATAAAAATTTTGTAACATCTATTATAGTAAATACTACACCTATAGTTTATAATAATAAAACTGTAGGTGTTTCCGGCTCCGGAGAATTTTATTATGTTGATAGTACTAGTACTGGGGACCCTACAAAGAATTGTCCCGTCTTAATTACCACAACACTTGAAACATCAGGATTTATTTACAAAAATGAATCTGCAATAAATGACTACCCAAGTTATGCAAACAACAAAAGCGCAACAACAGGCATTGTTTGGTTTGTAAATGATTTAACCCCTGATTTACTAAAAATTACAGGTAACTATATTGATGAAATTCATCCACAAAAATGGGTTGGTGTAAAAATACCAACAATGATTACTTGCCATAGCAAACTTGCAAATAAAATACCTGGAGGTGATGAAACTATTAGTGAAATACTTTTTACTTACCCACAAACAAATAGTTTAGGTAACAACCAACCCCTAAATCTAACTCTTAACGATTTAACAAATACCCCTTTTAATATATCAGATCAAATTATTGAAAATACCCCTTTATATTTTCAACAAACCGATACTCAAAATAATCAAACAGGCGGTTATATATTTACTACAATAACCTCTAATATTACAGGCAACAATACAACTATTACAGGAACTACAACTGCATTTACAGATTATTCAGATTATACTTCTGAAATTTTTCCTTATCCAGGAGCTCTCGCCCCCCAGCCTAATATTTGGGTTTCAAATCCTACACAAAACACTTTAAACAAAATAACACTACTACCTTATCCGAGTGCTTGTCAATCTATATCTTATTATCAAAACAATAAGTTGTTAGTTGATGGATTTATTAAACAAATTAATGTACCCTTTATTAAAGAAAATTCAATGTTTAATTACTCTATGTCTGGTTATTCTGGTATTTATGGAATGGCTGTTGACCCTAGAAATTATGATTTAATAGCAACAGACAGTGAATATGATCGTATATATAAATTTAATACAACCGGCACTTTAATAAGTACATTGAGCTTAACGAGCGTTATACCTTATAATTTTAATGAAGAAAGATTAACCCCAGCAAGCATTAGTCTAGATCAAGATTATAGTATTTGGGTATCTCTTTTTAATAGTGTATCTGTTTTAAAATTTGATAAAAATTTTAACTTTTTATTTTCTGTTGTACCAAAAAACTCCTTTGGTATAAGCGACGATTATGAATATATTTTTGACGGAGATTTTGTTAATAAGCCACCTATTGTTCAAACAGATAAAAATAGTAATTGCTGGACAGCCTATAGTCACCCTCTGTGCAGTTTTTTAGTTCAGTATGAAAAAGAAGGTTCAATTATAACTAATATACAGTTACCAGAAAATTCTGTACCGGTAGATTTAGCTATAGATGTTAATAACAATTTGTGGGTAGCTAATTCATATAATACAACCCCTATTTACGGTTCTATTGAGCTTTATAACACCACTACTCGGGACATGCTACAAGCCTATCAGGGGTTTAGTCGCCCGAGTTATATTGCTCTCGATCGTTATAATAATTTATGGTTTACCCATGGTATACAAAATATAGGTGTTATCGTTTCTAGTACCGGGGAATTAAAACTCTGGCAAGTAAATAACAATACACCAAATGTTACTTTTACTAATTTAAATGTTCCTAGTTTTCTAGAACCCGAAGATGAGCAAATAGATGAAACAGTTGGAGGTTTTGCTATAGATGTTTATAATCGTGTTTGGTTTATAAATTCTTATAATAACTATGCATGGACTGTACCAGCCGATACCAATTTAACAAGTTTAACTGGTAGATCTTTTAAAATACGACCTGACTCTGTTATAGGTTATTATACAGATAGTATAGATTATACAACAATAGTAGATTATAATTCTGGTTATAAATCTGCTCAAGCATTTTGCGATTGGACAGGCAATCAGTGGTACCAAAAATATACTAATATTTTAAATCTATCTACTTTTCCTATATCAGGAGTATCTGTTAATTTCAATATTTCTAATTTCCGTAATGATAATGAAATGCGAAAAATTAATGACAGCTTTAATACTGCTGATTATTTTTACTCTTTAGCTTTACCTGAAATTTTAAAAAATAATAAAAACCTTTTCCAACAACTTTTACCTGCTATAGTAGGGGACGCTGAAGAAAATTTTTATCAAGATATGGGCAGAGAGGTTTATGAAAAAATAGCTAATTTTAATTTAAATCACTCTGATGTTGACACCTGTAATATTAATCAGCTGTTATCTTTAGCTGAACAAACAAAAACTTCTTACAACGACTATAGTTTAGATTTACCAGCAGATATTAAAAAAATACTAGACTTAACATCAATACCACACACTAAGCTTTGGGGTATAAAAAATGAAGCTCCGATTTTAAATGCTAGTTTAGGAGACTCCCTCAACACATTTACAGATTATATTACCGCTAATACCTATATAATACTTCGTAACCGCTACGATACGTCTTTACACTTAGTTAAAGTTCCTCCACTTTCAAATACTTTAATTTACCCTCTTTCTGTTTTTGAAGGAGATGGTTTTATATCTCCTGTATTAACTAACTATTTATTCTATTCTTTTAAACCTGAATATTCTGGTGAATATATAGAAAATATTATAAATTGGGATTCTGAATTTACTACTTTAACCCCTCAACAATCAACGTATGAAAAGTGGTTTGGGGATAACGGCATAATAGAAAAGAATTTTAATTACTACTTAACAAAAAACTTAGTAGTAGAATAATCTTCAAAATAATCTATAATACTGCATATGTCTAAATGTGTAGTTATCTTCTCTGGTGGTGCTGATAGTACTGTAATACTTCATCATGCTATTAAGAACTTCGAAGAGGTTTATTGTTTAACCTATAATTACAACCAGCGTCATAAGCTTGAGATTGATAAGGCTATTAACTATACAACTGACTTAGGTGTTGGACCGGATCAAAAAATTAAACAGCATACGGTTGTTGATCTAACTTTTTACGCTAAGCTTGCAGACTCTTCTGCTCTTACTAACCCAGACATCGATGTACCAAAGATGAGAGATGTTATCGGGGAGGCCCAGAACAAGTCTCACGTACCTAATCGTAATATGACAATGCTTTCAATTGCAGCTGCTTATGCTGAATCCCGAAGCTGTGATACTGTTTTGTATGGAGCCGCTCTAGTGGATGATACTTCCGGGCACTGGGATGGCACTAGTCTGTTTCTTGAAAGGATTAATCAGTGCTTAGCTCTTAACAGGCTTCATAGAATTCAAGTACAGGCACCGCTCATTAAGCTCTCTAAGGAAGAGATCTTTAAGTACGGTATTGAATTAGGTGCTGACTTCTCTAAGACTTTAACCTGCTATAATGGAGAAGAGATAGCCTGTGGCACCTGTCCGGCCTGTTCTAGTCGTATTCAGGGATGGATTATGGCAAAGTTAATTGACCCGGTTAAGTATGCTGTAGATATTGACTGGAACAAATACGGCTGTCAGCCTATAATGTCTTAATGTGTGCAATATCTGGCGCTTGTGACATTAACAAAGCTTACGACCTCTATAAATTAGGACTTGATAGAGGTTATCAGTCATCTGGGTTCTTAGGGGTTACTAAGAATAATTTTATACTACTTAAACAGAAGGAAGTCTTTGAATTAGATTATCTTAAAAAGCAATTAAAAGAGACTGAAGAATTTCCTATCTATTGTTTGTTTCATTCAAGAGCTCCCACTAATACAACAAGTCAAGACTTCTCCCCTAAGACTACACATCCCTTCTCCTACAAGCATTGGTTTGTCGGGCATAATGGTATCATTCAAAACTTTTACGAACTAAATTCATATGCTACATGTATGGCTTTTAATACTGACTCTGCTATGATTCCTTATCATTTGTGCTGGACTAATGGTAACTTTAAACAGACATACGAAAAGTATAAAGGATTATTAACTTCCTGGATCTATAATTCTCAGACCGGGGATATCTTTTTAGTCAAAGCCGGCTCTTCTCTTCATATGAACGAAGATTCATTTTGTTCTGTGGCCTTTGAGGGCTCAAAGCCAGTTGATAAAGACGGAATTGTATTTAAATTTAATGGAATGGGTTTTGAAGAGTATGAGACCTTCAATTATGACAACCCGTATTTTATTCTATGAAACAAGTATTATTAGTAACCGCAACTAAATGTAAGACATTGGATGAGTTCCAACAAAGGCCTCTTACTAGCTCTTTACAGACACTCAGGGATAAGCGATATGATGAAACATTGTTTGACTTTGAGATTGTTAAAGATAATACAGCCGGTTTACCTGAAGTCTATAATCGCTTTTTAAACGAAAAGAATAAAGATAAGATTGTATTATTTGTTCATGACGATTTAGAGATTCATGATCTCAATCTTGTAGAAAAGTTAAACGAATCACCTTGGGACATAACAGGGCTAGCTGGTGGTGCTCAATTTAACTTCCAAGATAAGAATCTCTGGCACATCTGTTCCCCTCGCGAGACTCATTCCGGTTCGGTGACCCATCCTTTAGCACAGCAGCAAGGCAACCAAATCTTAGTAGATCAATCACGAAAGCTTTCAACATTGTTTGGTCCTTGGCCTCAGAGATGTTTGGTACTTGACGGTCTATTTATAGCTGTTAACGTCGAGAAGGCCTTAGAAGCAGGATGGTGTTTTGACGAACGGCATAAGTTTCATCACTACGATATTGCTTCTTGTTTGTCTGCAAATGAGAAGAAGCTTAAGATGGGAACCTGGCCTATCTTTGTTGTGCATCATGGCTTGGGCAACTCATTTATGACTCCTGAATGGGAAGAATCTAATAAAATTTTTAAAGAAAATTGGCAAAATGCCTTGAAGAAACCCGAATAGCTTTTATACTTTACACACTATGATTATAACTAGAGCTCAACTAAAAGAAGTATTCGGTGAAGACTTATATGGCGGATGTCAAATTCATGACCGCTTTGCCTATAAGTTTTTTAAAAAGGAAGTTAATCCTTTTGGTAATATTGTTTCGTTTATTGCCCCGATGGAAGTAACAGCTAACCTTATCGATTTGGAAGACTCTCTTAACAAAGATTATATCTATTCTGATATGGCTATGAACTTTATTATAGAGATTCCAGGTAAAGATATTTGGGGCGGCGTTTTATTTCAGCGCTTATTGAATGCTCAAGTCGGTTCTTTGCTTTGTTCAAAATACCTTCAAACTGATGGCTATGTTGATGGAGATGATATTATGATTAAGTGGGGCGATGAGCATAAGAAGGCTTCAGTTTCGATTGCAGCTGAAAAGAACGGAGCTGTTTTGATCCATCTAGGTATTAATATCAGTGCAGGTCCTAAGGCACCTGAATTTGCTTTTTCAACCAACCTTTCTGAAGATAAGGCATTGGAATTTATGTCTGAGGTTGAAAATATTTTTTATTCAATCTTATCAAGTGTTTTTGTTGCAACGACTAAGATTGTAGTGTGACAATATTTGATTACATAAAAGATATTACAACTTATAAGAAAGGTAATTTACCGCTTGAGAGTTATATTCCTTATCTTATTAATAGGTGGTTAGGATTTGTTAGTCCTCAAATTTGTGGAGCTATTAATGAAAGTGTAAACAGCCTAGGTAATATTGAGAAAGAGTATCATTATAAATTACTTCTTAAACTCTATCCTAAGTCTAAAGTACCTTTTATTCAATACGTAAAGAAGATTAAAGAAGAAAAGACTGAAGAAGATGATAAAATCTCTCTTTTAGCATCCAATATGGAGCTGTCTCAAAGAGAAATAAAGCAGTATTTGAGCATTTATCGATAAAGTAATTGTTACTTAATATATCCGTAATAAATAATTACGGTGAAAAACAACCGAATATTACAGTCTAAAACATCTGTAGTTAATCCTCAAGATAGAACCCCTTACACATTTAAGCAATGGTATGATTCTACAACAGGTCTTATACCTAGCCAGGAGTACCGTCTTTATACTGAATATTTAATTGAATGGTATAAACAATATAGCACAATTGTTCAAGATAGCAAAACTCAAATTAAGCTAAAATACTTATCCTTATTAAAACAATTACAGCTTTTCTTTTCTACTCAAGAACTTGAAAATTGGTACAATAAAATTAATATTGAAGATGAAAAAGAACTTCTTTTAGCAATTCCATATTTTGCACGCAAACTAAAAGAAATTTCTTATTATTATTTTCGTCTTCGAGATAAAGTTAAAAATTCTAGAATTAGACATAATTTAGTTGGAACTGAACTTGGTCTCACACAACAAATTCGAGAATTATTATTAGAAAATTATACTCAAAATAATATTTCTATACCTGCCTCAATTTGGCAAAAAATTCCTGCTCTATCAAGCATATCTACTGATATTCACGTTATTGTAGAAGATTTGTATGATACGTTCTGTTATTCTGATCATTCAAGTACCCTACCAGCTTCTGCATATTATGATTTCACTAATCCTAAGGTTCAAAATTTCATTTTATCCCGAGGTCTAGCTTTAAGTTCTACTGATTGGTTATATAAATTAGGAACTTTAGCTTTTTCTCTTAGTACTAATGACCCTAATTTATTAGCACTTCATCAACAATTAATAAATCAAACTGCAGGAAATGTTTTTTTTACAACTCAAGCTTATACAGTTAGTGTAGATACCGATGTATATGATATTTCTATAGAACAAGGCACAAATTCGTTTTATTGGCCATACGGCAATTACCCTAATAACATTAGTACATTACCACGATATACACCTTTAGCTCTTAGCTCAGATATTTTTAAACAAGTCGGTACCCCGGGAGATAGCCTCTTCATAAGAACTAAAAATAGTTTACAAGGGGCATGGTTGTATAATAAAACAATAGACGTTTTAAACACTGAATTACAAGCAAAGTTTAACGCCGATAAAACAACAACTTTTAAATTCCCTTTCCCTGGTTATGGTATATCAGCAGAAGACATATCTTGGACCGGATACGGCTTTAACTCTGATATTCGCTTTAACTATTTAGATGATGAAATAAAACGCAATATTGAGAGAGTGTATTGGAATACAGATACTAGTTTATCAAGTGTACAAACTATACAAATAAATGACACCACTGTTGTAGAAAGTGGTGCATATCCTTCTACAAGTTATAAAAACGCCGATAAAATACGTATTCGAGAAGTACCTCCAAACTATGACGGATTAAGTTATGTAGGAAATATAGGAGAGGCTTGGCTCTATCGTATGAATGAAACAAGTATTTCAATAGCTGCAAACACTGATTCAACTTTAATTTGGCCTTTTAAAAAAATAGAAAATAACGAATCTTTTGCATATTTTAAAAACTATAACGATATCTGCTCTCCAATACCCCTTACAAGTATTAATATTGATTATAGTGTAGCAGGAAGTAGCCTTAAAAATAGTGATGTTATTTACAAAATTAAAAGCACTAATGATACCATTGAAACAGCGACTGAATGTGCATGGTTATCCGGTCCGCCATATTTTAACAGCACCTTACACCTTACTGGAACCCAACAGTCAACACTTAATTGTATTTTTTCTACGGGCGCTTTCACCCGTTTTATATGGAATGGAGAAAACAATACAGATGTTAATAGTGTTTTTGTAACAAAAAAACATTATCCTGATTGTGAATATTTAAAAATATTAAATCCTACTGTAAATGATTTTTCAAAATGCACGTGTAAACAGGTATATTTTTCACCTTTCGGTCACCCTGGATCTTTATTTACCGATTACAATCAACAGACAGACTTTATTGTTGAGGATAATTTCACACCTCAACCTTTTGATTTAAATGTCTGGAAAGACAATTCTGGTACAAGCTTTCCGGAAAGTACTGCTTTTTGCTGGTTTAAAACAAACAACAATATTGGCTGGGATCCCGGTAGATGGAATAGCGGATCTACTATTACTAATAACAATTTTTATCTTAAAAGGGGTAAAGGTTACGTTTATTATCGGGCAAAATCTCGTACTCGTAGTCAGTTTCCATATTATATCATAAGGCATCCTTATAATTTAAATACCGGAATTTGGATGAAGGGTAAAAAAGATTCTAAAAATAAAAAATGGCTATCTACAAACGAAAAATCAGATATGATCATATATCCGGGTGATATATTAATATATTCTCGAGCTTCAAGTATTAATTACACCCTAACAAGTGAAACTTTAACACCAATTACAACGGGATTTCGTTTGTATAGTGTATGGAGCAACTACGATTTAATTTCGATTCCAAACGCATCACGCAATTTAATATACCCCGATCGTTCTTTTTCTACAGTTATTGTCAGTCATCCTTTTGATTCATATATTGTAACTACAAATATACCTTATTATAATCAATATCCTCCCCCTGGTACATATTCTAAAATTTTAGAGTATGTTGCTTGGAAGCTTACAACTCCAAACAATGAAACAATTTATTATTATAATACTCCAAGCTTTTCCTTTACACCTACAATAACCGGGATATACACTACAGCTTTAACAGCTATAACTGGAGTTATAGACGGTGAAAATATTACTGATGGTTATTACTATGTAAATAATATACCACCCATAACCGCAACAATATTAACAACACAAAAAATTAATTTAACGAGTACACCAATCCAAGTACCAGGGTTTACCTTAAAAGTGCCTTTAAAGGGATGGGATTATAATACTAACAGTTTTAATAATAATGCCGCTCATGAAAACGTTGGCGCAAAACCTTTTTGGGCGACATTTAAAACAGACTATAGTAGTATTAATACACCTCGTGTAGATAATAATTTCAATTTAATCTCTATACCTGATATATCAGATATTCAGCTTAACGGAGGTGAACAGATTCAATATACCCGAAATTACAATACTGATTTAATTTGGAAACAACCTATAACATTTTTAAAAACCGTTGATGAAAAACAATGGTCAAGCTTACAAATTAATGTTTCAGGAATTCCTAATAAAGAACTATTTCAAACCGATATAAATTCGTATATAACCCAACTAAGCACACCAACACCTATACTTTTACAAAACTTTGTTGAAAATGAACCTATTGAAATAATTTATAATGCTAGTACATCATTTACTTGGAGCATTACAACTACCCCTATAATCGAAACAACCACTATTAATTCAACACCACCGTTTGTGTTTTATGGAGCTTCTCTGCCTTGGCAAAACATTTTAAATCAAACTAATCCATCTCTTGCAATATTTCCTACTGTTGAGTCTTTAAAATCGTACGATGAAATTGGTGGCTTCTTTACACCGCAACATCTCGGATTAACTAAATACATTAACAGAGACTACACCTACACTTTAGATATAACCTCAAATGCATTAACTAGTATATATTTAAACCCTGATAAAGCTATAGATATACAAGGTTTTTCAAAACAAAGCGAAAAAACTCCATATTTATTTGAAGATAATAATACCTGGTTGAAAGAACCACCAATATCTAGTAATATAGCTGGTACTGTTAATAAAAATGTCTTTAGACAATATCAAAAATTTATACCATATCAATCTACTTACGATAGTAATTCGAAAAAAGTCTTAGGGCTCATTACACCAACAAGTCAACAAACTCCCTGGACGGGTATTAAAAATACTGAGTGGGGCGACTCTGAAAATTTTCCAAGAAGTTATACAGAAGTTATTAATCTTTCTTCTTGGGTCGATTTTCAAGTTCTTAAAAAGAATAATCTATTTATAGATAATTGGTGTACCGACATATATGGCAACCAGTATGGTTTATATAAAAATTTTACAAACCCAACCTACTCAAATCAACAAAATGTGCCCGGAGAAATCTGGATTAGAAATAATAAACAAAGAGTTTTTCCGGGCTATATAGGTTTATCTAGCGTGTTTGATACGTTTGTTGGTACTTCGGTACACACTTTATTAACTGGTAATCAAATTTATAAAATTGATACATTTTTTAATACATTATATATCGAAACTTCTAGTGTCTTGTTCTTAGACAAAATAAATTACAATTATAACACAAATCAAATTTTTAGCACACCCGACGATGCTCGATTTATTTCGTTAATGACTCCTGTTACTACAACAGTGCTTCGAGAACTTAACGGTGAAAATACTAACAATTACGCTATTGCCGGAGAGACGTGGTTCGACCCATCTGCTAATATAGTTTTATTTAGCACCGTAAATTTAGACAATTATAACTATGTACCTAATTTATTTGAATATAATTTAATAACTGGTATTCTTCGTAAAGTATTTCCAATTACACAAAGAGATAACTTTAAACTTTCTCGTTTAAACGATTTACAATTAAATGAAGTTTTTAAACCGAAATTATCTTTTAATAAAATTACTAAACAATATACATTTATAACACCTGCAAAGGCAAATAATAACAATTATATTATAGAGCTTAAACTAAACGATTTAACTTATGATTTATATAGTTTAACAACTTATCAACCAACAACTGAAATTTTACCCCCAATAATCAATCATTCTTTATTATATAATTTAACTGCTGGAGAATCTTTTTCGATACAAGTAACTTCAACTCCTACTAATACTGTATATACGGGTATCAATTTACCTGATTGGTTAAATCTTTTTAATAATGGTGTTTTTGTTGGTACCGTGCCGCTTAATGCAGTAGGAAGTATTTTTGTAACGTTCACTGCAAATAATGAATATGGCACAACGTATCAAAACTTAACTCTGAATATACTATGATTGCTAATTTTACAATTTTATCAGGATTAACAGTACCAAGTAATTACACTTGGGATTTAGGTTTACCGCTAGAAACACCTTTAACAACTACAACTGCTTTTACAACTACAAATTATATTTCTGGTTATGCGCCTGGTTTAAAAATATTAATTCGCAATACATCTACTGAATTACCTGGATATGAATATTTGGAGTATTTGTGGAATTTTGGTGACTATTATAATGATATTAATAATATTGTATCTTTATCTGCGTTTTCTGGAATAGAACATTTGTATATAATGCCAGGTAAATATACAATCTCATTAACACTTAAACAGACTAAATTAACCCCACCTATAGATCCGTTGGCTCATACATGTATAGGTAAATATAATATTCGTTGGTTTTGGGATGATTTATTATCTACACAGCTTAATAACGTAACATGGGATGATACGCAATGCACTGGTACTAAAGCAAAATGGTGGGATTCTGAATATCAATGTATACAAAAACATTGCAAAGTTTGGTCATGGATTAATCTTAAAGAAAATACAGACACCCCTATAAAATGGGAAGAAACTAAAACTAATACCGCTTTTGAGAAAAAATGGGTCTATGAACCAAATGATACAATATGTTCTATCCCTGACGCTACGTTTTTAAACACGTTGAATGCGGTAGAGAGTACCACTATAAAAACTGGTATTGTAGAGGTATTAGAAATATCCCCAAAAGCTAAATTACAGTGTTTAACTGCCCCTTTAACAGGCATTTCTCCTTATACTGTAATATTGTCTCCACGAACTAGTGTTGCAGGGAGCTTCCCCATTGATAGAATTGATTGGGATTTTAATGACGGTACACCTATAAAAACCGTTTCAAGATATGTTACACCCGATAGTTCTATTTTTACTTTTACAAACAATATATTTGATGATCCAAAAGATCCTCGAAATTATGACGCGGTATACACGTATATAAGAAATAAAAACTATTCTTTATTTTACCCGTCCTTAACCTGTTATAGTTCCAATACTTTTGCAAAGGATTCTTGTTCTTTAGCAATTGGCCCTATATTATTACCAAGTTTATTAGCTAATGTACATATTATAAAGCAACGCAACACCAATTATGGTATTTTGTATGCTGGTTTAACTCAATCTAAATTGTTTTTTACTGTACAAAATTCAAAACTATCCGCGACCTCAATTACTATAAACACCCCTCAAAACCCGTTAATTAACAATTACATAATACCTAATGTATATTTTGGAAACCCTGGTGTAAGGTACCCACTTCTTTACAACCCTCGACCTTTTTATATTCCACCAGATGTAGATTTTGAGTATTTAATACTAGAAGACGGTGAACTGAGATATCCTGAACCAATCTTAACAGAAGATAACCTTCTAATAAAAATTTAATAAATAATTAACAGCTATGCTAGGTATACCTATTTCACAATTAACTCCAACTACTGATCTTCAACCGTCAGATCAAATTCCTTTAGCCCGTGGAGGACTTGCAAATGCTACTCGTCGTATGCCTGGAACTGCAATTACAAGTACTGCATTAAATATAGGAGCAGGAACAGGTATATTTGCTCAAAAAAACCTAACAACCTTACAGTTTTATACGCTAAGCTGTTTAAGCAGTGATATAAAAATAAATTTAATCAACAATACCATTGTTTTAAGTTTACCACAAACAGTAAAAACAGTAAACACTGGAAACGGTACCACAACAGTTTACCCGGTAACAGGAGCTATAACAACTAATATAAATGATTTTTATATTAATATAGACGGTGTTTTTCAAGAACCGAGTATTAGTTTTATTTTGTCAGGGACAAATATCGTTTTTACAACTCCGCCTCCATCTGGTACCCGTATTGTAATGCTTTATAAAACTAATTCACTATGAACAGATATGCTGTTTTTGAAGGCTCTGATAATAAAGCTTTTTTTACAATTATTTTAGATACTTGGACAGGGACCTTAGATGATTATTTTCGAACATATAGCCCTGATGCTAAAAATTGGATTGAAATATCGTCAACAGATTTTCAAAATTTAAATAATATAGAATTATACCCCGAGCCGTGGTTATGGACAGATATTGCAAGTATATATAATCCCATTTCTGTTCAAACCAATAATTTAACAAATTTGTTAGATGTAGAGTTTTATTATACAAATAACAATTATACCTTTATTAAAACTTCTCAAAAATACGATTCAGGGTTACAAGTTAATACATTAAACTTATTCAATAATTTTCATGATATATCGATAAACAAAGGTACGTGTTTTATATTAACCTCTGCAATAAAATTAAAAGATATTTTTGAACCATTAACAAATATAAATCTTGGTCAATTACCTGGAACTTTTAAATTACAACCACAAAACTCAAACATCTATTACACAAGCTATAATAATTCTCAAGACGTATTTACTCTATCTTTATCCGGGGATGTATTTCATATATCCCCTATAAATGATTCTAATGAAGTAGAATTATTTGTAAATAATAAGTATGTTCAAGTTGATAAGGAATATCCTTATAATGTTAGACTTAAAGATTATTCTTTAAAAGACGATGAAGTATACAGACAAAGATTTATTTGCAAAATTGATAACAATAATTTAATTATACAAACTTTTACCAATACCGGTTATCGATACCTTGCTTATTCATCAGTAAATATACTTCGAGCAACTGGTTTAGTTTTAAATAATTCTACAATTAATAATTACGTTTTTAACTATAAACCTTTAACTCTATCATCTTTAGCTATAGATTTTGATCTTAAAAATCATTGGGTTACTTACTTTAACGATTATGAAGTTGGTACTGAAAATACTACAGTAACGATTAACAAAAATTTTGAAGATGTTCCTACAAACTATCTTGTCAGTTTTTCGATTGAAGAAGCTATAAAAACTGGAAGAGCACAAGTAAATATATGTAATTTGAAAACACATTTAACTCCTACTGGTGGAGCAGCTCCAACAGATAATCTTTATTCTAAAACTTTACTATTATAATGGACGATTTTAAACAAAGATATTACTACAAACTTCATACCGGTACTAATCAAGAAGATGGGTATGATAAAATCTATCTTGGTTATCAAGCTCAGAATACTGAACTTACTTTAAAAAAAGATAGTACAACCTATTTTCATATTCCTTTTTTTACAGAAGTGCAAAATATATCGAGCACATCTTTAATTAAAGATGGTGCTACCCCTGGACCGATTCCTGCTTTAGCTGATAAAATTTTTAAAAAAATTGGTAATTACGGAAATCATACTTATTTAGGTAACCCTCAACAACGACATAATGGAGAGTGGTTGTGTAGCTGGTTGTATAGTTTATCAACCTTATCACCGCAATGGCTTGATCGTTATTATAGTCCCGGTCGTATAAAATATGAAGAAGCTTTAAAAGGAGAAGCTAATTTTTCTGATTATGAAACTTACGATCCGATTTATTTTGATGTACCATCTTCTCTTATCCTAGAACCCGGTACTTGGTTTAGTTATCAACATATTGGTGAACAAACAGCAACTCAAATTGTAAGTAGTTTTGGCGGTAAAGAGCAACAAAATATTCACTTAAATATTGAAAATTGGTCTCAAGATTTTAAAGACGAAAGTATGTATAGCAATACTATACAAATAGATAATTTTAAAACAGATTGGATTGAAGAAGTTTCAGAAACTGGTTATATTGATCGCAACGTATTAAGTTTTAACAATACCGATTTTATAAATGCAAAGATAATTCATAACTCTTCTTATTTTTTAGAAAATGAATTTAGTTTATTATTTTGGACAAAGAGTAATGATTGGTCCTCGTCTCCTTCAACACAATTACTAGGTAGCTACAACGATAGTGGTTACGGTGTTTATTTTAACAATCTTAAAAATTATCCGTTTTTTGTTATTCCTGAAAACACATACGGGCACTTATTCTACTTCAATCAAGAGTTTAATGCGTACTATGACAAAGGTATTCAAGTCATTACAGGAGCAGCAACAAACCCACCGTATGCTGCAATAAACGAAAATTCTGAAGTTGTGGTTTTAAATGATAGAACTCGTAAAGTTTACAAATATAATCACTACGGTACTTTAATTACCCAAACTCTTTTATCCTCAGGATCTAATTTTACAATGTCCGGGACTCCAAAACAATTATTAATAGATATTAATAATAATGTTATTGTAGTTACTACCTACGGCACTTACACATTTGATAAAGATTTAATTTTACTAAATGTGGATACATTAAAACCGTATATAACTAATGAACTAAGATGTTTTGACACAAACGGCAATATTATACAAGAATTGAGTTGTACCGACATTAAATTTGATAAATTTAGCAATAAATGGGTTATAAAAACAGACGGCAAATTATATCTTAACAATAACCTATTTCCTAATTTTACAGGGACAGGTACTAATTTAGCTATAGACCCTGACAACAATCTTTGGGTTTTATACGATGCTAATAAAGTAATAAAAATAAACACTGAAACAAAACAAACAATTTCTGTTTTTGAAATTGGTAATTTACATCCTTCCACCGATAAAAAAACCATAACATTTTTATATCAAAATAACCGCAAATTAAAACAACAGCAATGGTTTGGTATAATAATACACAATTACGAACAAACACTTTATCAAGTAACATTAGATGGTGAGATTGTTAAAAGCACTTTTATACCTGACAAACTTAATATATTTGATCCTATATTTTCTAATCAAAATGCCAATCTTTTGTCTTTCACCACAAAAGGGGATATAACCGGGTACGAATGGCAAAGAATTTTTAATCCTTTAAAATATAAAAACAAAAAACAACTACAAATAAAATTTTCTTTAAAACAATCTATACCACAGCTACCTAATACTACAGAAATTTATTCCACCCCTATAGAATATTTAGCAGACAAATATTGGTATTTAATTAGTGTTATATTAAAAAATAATACAGTATCAGTTCATATTAATAATCAAAAAATTAATCAATTCGTTATACCTAATAAATACACTTTAAATTATAAAAATAAAACTAATATGTATATTGGTTGCCCGGCTGGAGAAGTAGATAATTTAAACAAAGAAATTAATTCTCAAGCTATAATTTGGGATGGATATATAGATAGTATAAAAATTTATGATTATGCTTTAAATCCAGAATTTTTAAAATATTTTCTTTATGCAAAAACTATAGCAGAAGATATAATTTGGAACATACCTACCTCTAATTTACAGTATATAGAAGGCATTGATCGCTTTTTTAAGCATCAAATACCCGGTTTTAAGAGCTCGTTTTTCAATTTAAAAATTGTTAACTCTCAAATAACTGATCCCGACATTAGAGCTTTAATTGAAAATACTATAGTAGAAGCAATTAAACAAACAAAACCAACTTATACAGAGTTACTATCTATTGATTGGGTAGATTAATTGTTTAAATATTCTATATAATGTCATCTTTAAGTAGCATTGCAATTAGCGCCATTCGTATAAACAACGAACCGTTTGTTCGTAGTTTAACCGCGGTTCTATTAGATACAAGCGGGTCAACTCCTATCATAGCTACTTCTAACAATAATATTGTTTGGCGATTCCCAGAAACCTTTGCATACGCTACAGACTTAAGCGGTAATAAATATAGTCAACTCACAGCACAGCCTGCAAATCTATTCAATACTTTAATATTTTATTTTTCTGCCGATACGTATAATTATCGCACGTCTTTTTATAAAATATGTACTCTTAATATATCTTGTTCATCTTACTCGGGCGGAACACCTCTTACATCTACTACATATAAACATTTATATGATACCTTTCCGAGTATTGATTTAGATGCATATATAAATTTTGAAAATACAAAAGCTAATACCCTTTTTTATCGACTTACTTCTACAATTCCGTATAGTGCAGCAGTTAAAGTGAACGGAGCTACTACTGAGTTTTTAACAATATCTTCAAGTTTTCATACAACTAAACTTTTTATAAATAACATTCAACAGAGTAGTAATGACGTAACAACAAATTTTAATAGCACAACGCCTGCACTGTGTACGGTACGATTTGAACTTTCTGCTGTTTCTTCCCCTTTTGCATACTTATCGGCTCAGAGAGGGTGGTTTACTCCACATACAGTTACAAAAACTATAACGGCTCGTTTTGTTCCTTATTTTTTAGGAAACGCTGATTTTATAGCATACCCAGGATCATTCTTTAAAGACCATAAAACTCAAATTAGTTTAAGTGCTCAAAACTACACTCTATCCCCCGGGTTAAGCTTTTTTGGTGAAGGGCATACTGAAACAATATATCTTTCAGCCCGTTCTATACCTGAAGTTCAAAAATATATTTGGTCTGTAGGGAATTTAACAAATACCTTTTCAGTAACATCCGCTACCACTAATACCGCTTATACTAAAATAACATCCGAAGTAGGTTTTTATCCAAAATTGCCTATTTCATTACAATTAACTGATAATCTATTTTTATCAACAGCACCAAAATATTATTTAAATGACTATACGGGAGTACCGATTTATTATCCGCATTATATTTCTACTGTAAATATTTATAATGAAGATCTCTTAACCAACACCCGTTTTAAAGAAAGTATTTCAGTTATACCATATCCCTCTATAGCATATATATTTGACTCAGGTTCTCTAAACCCTCTTTATTTACCTATTGATGGTAGTAAACTTGCCTTTTTAGCAACATTTAACACAGCTCTTTCTTCCCCTCAAGAATTAGATATCTGTTATGACAAGTACGGTTTAGCATGGAAGTGGTCAAATTTTGAAAACTGCTTGTCAGGTCAAACCGCTCGAGCCTTATCGTCATGGGGAACAATTGAATGTTCAGCAAGCTACCCTAAAAAGTGGCGTAACGAAGGTACATTATCTGCAGATTTATTTTTAACATCCCCAGCATCTTGTACAGCAACAAATATAACCTGGAACCTTTCTTCTGCAAATTGGACTGTTACAACAACAAATAATATAACTTCAGACCCACTTGAACAATATTACTACACTCTTAATTTTAATAAACAAGGTTTAATACCATTTACTGCTAGTGAATTTAATGATAATTTAATTACTCTTTCGGTTGAAAGATCGGCTACAAGTATTATTAATTTCCCGCCTTATGACTGGAAAGCAAAAACTACCATTCTACAAGAACAAGAACAAATTTTAGTACCTTCTCGTATTAATTTAGCTTTATATACACCAAATAAATACAATCTTACAAATACCCCTATTTACTTCCAAAATATTTCAAATAATTTTGAAGCATTAACAGCTCTTTATATAAATTTTGGAGAAAATAATACTTTATATCTTACCGGGGATAACATTTATAATAACTTTACTGTTAGTTATAGTACTGTAGGTTTTAAAACTATTCAAGCAACTGGATATTTAGTAAATAATCAACCACCTTTAAATTTCACTCTTTCTAATATTGTATATGTTACAGATAACTATCATGACGTAGTACCAGAAAAATATCAAATTCTCGAAACAGATATAAATTTACCTTGGAAATCTCAACCCTTTGTTGGTGCAAATGAAATTGGTATAGAAGATAGTTTTAATTCCTGTATTAAAAAATTCAACGATAACTTAAATTACTTAGAAGATAAAAGCAGAATTTATGTTGCTGATTATACTAAATTACAAGGTTGGTTAGGGCCTGATATAGTTATAGGTGTTGATCCTTGCCCAGTATGGACTTGGCAAGATTTAGACTGTAGTACCTCACAAATTACACAACCCGTTACATGGGCAGATGTTTTTTCAGCAGATCCTTTAAGCTTTGAAGATACAGGGTTTTTTGCTAATTGTGGTTTATGGGAACAACATTTTTGCAAAATCTCAAAGGGTAATCCTAATTGTATAGAGAAATACTGTACGGAATGGAAATGGAAATTAAGAAAAGCAATTAATGCTGAAGAAGTTATAACTTGGAAACAGACCAAAAAAAGAAATGAGTATGAAAAACGCTGGAGGTACGAACCTTGTGATGCGTTTCCTCTTATTATTTGTAATGAAAAAAATTGGAATTTAGATTTACCAGGTTTAGGTAGTGATTATGAAAATATAAATTGTGTTGTACAGTCTCCGTGTAGTTGGGTTGGAGCAGTTTCTAAAAATAATATAATATATGCTGCTTTAAAAACTCAAATACGGGTTTTATCATCTGATTATAGAGCACAGTATTTTGATATACAGAGTACTATTGATGGGATTACACCTTTTATTAATGTTCAAAATATAACGATTGATAGTACAGGTAATTTATATGTACTTGACGGAGATTTAGCTCGAGTGACTTGTTTAAATTATACGTTCAATACCCCGCGAAAAAATTGGCGTATATTAACAACGTGGGGCGGTTTTGGTGGTCCAGATGCTAAGAAACGCTTTTTAAATCCAAAAGATATTCATATTGATCAAAATGATAATATTTGGGTTTGTGATACAGGTAATGACTGTATTAAACAATTTACTGGTGCTGGTACATGGCTTAATACAATAAAAGATACAAGATTTGTTGAAAATAAGATTTTAAGTCTTTGTGTTGATTCTCAAAAACAAATTCATGTATTATTAGACAATAGTATCGTTTATGTCTACACCTATACTGGCGAATATCTTTTCAATTACCTAGTTAATAAATTAAATTCAGCACCAACTAAAATTAATACGAATAATAATCGAGAAATTATTTACTGTGTTGGTAATGAACAAATTTGCAAATATTTTCGAAATGGCGTGTTTGCAGGCTATATTTTTCAAACAACACAGTGTTTAGATAATATAAAAAGCGTTTTTCATGATGAGTACTGCAATCTTTTATTAACGAGTAATGATAAACTTTTAAAGGCGTTGGATTTAATGAAGATAAATTCTTTTAAAAGTAATCTACCAAAAACATATTGGAATTTAGAAAACCTTATTATTAACAAAGATGAGTATGTACAAGATTGGGTTTATAATCGGGCTCTTCAACGTCTCTGGGATAATATAGAAATATTTAGAAATTCTTTATTTTATAATAAAGAGCAAGGGTATTGTCAAGAATATAAAGCACCTAAATATAAAAAAGAAGATATTTTTATAGGTCAAAATGAAATTGTAACAAGTACAGTTATTAACCGTAGCTTAAAATATCTTTGGGAAAACTTTTTAATTTTATTAGACTATTTTAACAGCCCTTGTACAACACCTACCCCTACACAAACACCTACACCATCTCCTACCCCTACCCGTACGACAAGACCTCGTCCTACCCCGACTCCAACACAAACACCCACACCCACACCTACCCCTGTTATAGTACCAACCCCTACACCTACTCAGACATCAACACCTACACCTACTCAGACATCAACACCCACAACTACCCTAACATTAACGCCCACTATAACACAGACACCAACACTTACTCAGACACCTACTCCAACGCCTACTCCAACTTGTCCAAATTACAGCGATATAAGAGTTACCGGTAGCCTCACCGGGGGTTTTGTTTACGGTACTACAACTTATACAAACAATTCTTATTTACCTATGGCAGCAGTACATGCCGGTTTATTAACACCTGGTCAAACCGGTGTCATAAGACGTATTAACGCTGGATATCTAAATAGCTATACTGGCTCTGTTCGCTTTGGCGTCACTTCTTATAATCTTACTACCGGGAAATGTGGTATCCGTTTACAGCTTATATCAATAGATCCTACTCCCCCACCGCCTGTACCAACACCTACACCTACACAGACCCCTACTATAACCCTGACACCTACACCTACCATACCCCCAACGCCTACACCTACCATAACCCCAACGCCTACACTTACACCAACACCTACTCAGACCCTTACTCCAACTTTACCTAATGCAACTCCTACACCTACTGAGACACCAACCCCGACTCTTACACCTACCCCAACTCAAACACCTACACCTACACCAACTCAAACACCTACACCGACACCGACACCAACAATATTTGGTTTAATTACATTTGCTGATGAACCAATTAATGAATTTGATAATACTCGTATGAAATACTTTGGTAATCCATAAAAATAGTAATAAATAAACTTATATAAGTCATGGCTAATAAAAACTTTAATCAATTTACAAACCAAGGTACACTATTAGGTACCGATAATTTAGTGGGGTTTCGTACCACAACCCCAGGTGGGGAGTTTAAAGCCCCGGTTAGTAGTCTTTTAAATTATTTTGATAATAATTTTTCATATAAGTCATGGTCGGTTAAGGCATGGGTTGTTGCCACCTATCGATCCAATTCAGAAGGTCTTGGAGATGCCGCCGTTTTAGCAACCCCTAAAATTTTAGCGTCTTATAATATATCTTCATTAACCGGACTTTCAAATACAAGATTTTATATAACTTTTCCATCAGGTTTATTTACCTCCCGTCGTTATTGTGTTATAGCGGACGCCTCTCATAACAATAACGATAAAACATGGGTTGCAGCAAGCAATTATAAAACTATACCATCTATCGAACCACTAGATATAAATCATTTAGATCCTGATGGTTATGATTATAAAAGCACCACAATATGTAAATTTGAAGCTTCATCTGCAGCTTATTTAACAGAATTTTATATAGTGTTTTTAGGTGGAGACACTTCTCAAGATATTTCATTCCCTATTTAAAATATGAAAGACCCTATTATTGTAGCTCGTAGTTTGAGTAATATTATTATTACTGTACCTGCAGGTAATAATGAAGAATTACTTCAAAATGTAAAAAATAATGTTATAGAAATTTATGGTGCTGGTAAAGTTATTGAAAGAAATGAATTGCCTTATTTTTATCCTAATTTTATAAATGCTATAAATTTAAAAGAAGATTTTGAAAACGAAGATAGTATTCAAAATTCAATTATATATGATGTTAATAAAGCAAAAGAAATTTTAAAAGATATGTGGAGAGAAGTGAGACTACCACTTTTACAAGCTTTAGATACAGAATATATTATTGCATTAGAAAAAAACGACACTAATAAATTAGAAGAAGTTGCTTTTAAAAAGCAACAACTTAGAGATGTTACGGATTTGGAAATTCCTAACGATTTTAATGAAATACAAAATTTTTGGCCTGAGTTTTTAGGCCCTCATCCTTATAAAATAAATTCATAATATGGCTACTTGCATAGAAGATTATCAAAAGACAGTAATAACCGGAGACGGTATATCTACACAATTTGCTGTACAAGGAGCTGCATCTACTAATGCAGCAAACTACCGGGTAGATATTAACGGATTATTAAAAGAACCAGATGTAGATTATACTATTGATTCAAACGGTTTTATTAATTTTACTATAGCGCCTGCCAACGGTGCAAAAATTGTTATTATAGCTGACTCTACTGATGCAACAGTTTTTGTAGCCGGACAGCCACTACAAAATATAAGTCCGAATGCACCGGATATTACTACTATATTAAAAACAGAGTGTATAGGTAATTCTTTAGCAACTATAAACGGTAATTTCACTAACCTAAGACAAGCTATATGTACAGTAGATAATTTTGTAGCTGCAGCCAACATTAAAATAAATCAGTTAAACAGTTTGATTGCAAATATTTCACCTGCTCAGCTAGCAAAAGCGTTCGTATCTTTTAACGCAACAAAAAACGTTAGCGGTGTTTCAGACTTATCTGTTTCAACAAGACAAATCTTAAAAACATATAATGTTAATAATGTATTACGAAATAGTATTGGTAATTACTCAATAACATTTAATACCGGAACATTTATAAATAATAGCTATTTAATGTTAGGTACAGCTAGATTTCCCAATATTGTGACCTACAGTAATACAGCAACAACTGAAGATACTATAACAGTAATTGTTATGGATAATGATCGTAACCTTGTAGATACTGATCTTATATCTTTAACCTTTTATAATAATTAAAAATAATGTCAACACCTCAAATAGTTACTTTAATAAGTGAAGATGAATGTATTGGAGACTCTCTCGATACTATTAATAATAACTTTCTAAAATTAGATACAATACTTGCAGGTCTTTCAGCTATAGTTTCAACTGCTGTTAATTCTGTTAAAACAGTTTATGTGGGAGATGGTATTTCAGCACTTTTTGCGGTCGAAGGCGGAGTATCTTTAAATGCGAGTGATTATCGTGTTGCTATTGACGGTGTCTTACAAGAACCAGATGTTGACTATGTGGTGAGTATAAATCAGATAACCTTTACAACACCCCCGCCTTCAGGCTCAAAAATTGTTATAATAACAAGCTCATCAGTAATATTACAATAAACTATAGAAAATTATCCCATTTTGAATAAATATAATTACAATATATGAAGAAAAATCCTCTCGAAGAAATTTACGCATCACAAGTTCTTCTTAACGAAGAAAAAGATAACGTAGTAGTCCCAGCCGGAAAACAAGAAATCGCCAAAGGTGGTAAAGTAGGTCTAGTAGCTGGTAGTGGTGCTGAAAAAGCTAAAAAAGATTTAGAAAATCCAGAAGAAGCTGAAGGTACAAAAATTCTTACTGGCGAACCAAAAAAATTAAACGACTCTATGGAAGCACCTAAAAAATCATTCGAAGGCTCATTTGAGAAGCTTTTCAAAGCAACAATTAACGAAGAAATGGGCGAAGAGATGGAAATGGAAATTGAAGTACCAACTTCAAATGAAGACATGGTTGATGAACTAGAAGGCGAAAAAGATGAAGTATCTGATCTCGTTTCTGATCTTAAAGCTGTAATGGACCATCTTCAAAACATTCTTGATAAAATTTCTGATGAAACAGGTTCGGAAGAAACCGAAGAGGTAGAAGCAGAATTTGGTGATGAAGAAACACCTGAGGAAGAAATTGAATCAGAAGAAGAAAAGCCAATGGGTGAAGCTACTGAATTAAAGCCACTCGGTGATAAGAGTAAAATTCTTCAAAATAAGAACAATAAAGTAGGTTCAGTAAAGCCTCATGGTGGTAAAGCACATGGTGGAGACATTGAATCAGATCCAGAGCTTAAACCGGCAAAATCATTTGATAAATCTCTTCAAAATACAAAGAGCCACGCTGCTAAATCAACAATAAAAAAAGGCGAGTTTTTCAAGTAAGAAGTATTAACAGAAATTAAAAAAGACGGCCCCGCAAGGGGCCGTTTCTGTTTATAGAGAAAAGCTTAAATACAATATATGAAGAAATTGTTTCAAGAGGAATTTGATAAAGCTTATCTCCCATATCATACAGACCCTGTATCTCCTAATTCTTTAGATCCTCGTGTTTGGTATTTTCTTCCTGGTGGAGGAGATCCAAAATTACAACCTGGTATAAAAACACAAATACTTCAAGATATTGATCGTATTAATTCTGCAGAACAAGAGTATGCTAAAAAAAGAGTTTGGGATTACTTTATTGTTGGTCCCGTATTAGAAGAAAACTCATCTGAAAAATGTTCTATAAACATTCTAGTTTTGATTAACAAGACAAACTTAGATGATATGCTTAAAGAAAGAATTCTTCAGACAATTAAAGAATTAAACGGTAAATTAGCCACTGGCACCCAACACCCCGTTCATTATATTCCTACCATTAGAGATTTAGATCAGGAGAGATACCCAGCCATCTACCACCCTTTTACAGAAAAATGGATAAAGAAGCCTAGATTTCTCGGTGAAGCAAAATCAGATTTAGAAAAGCTTTATAAAGACCCAACAAAACTAAAGCATAAAACTTCTCTTAAAAAGGGCATTAAAAAATTAACAACAATCTAACATGCAAAAAGTCCGTTATCTAGATAAAACAATAAACGATAACGAGAGAAATTTAGTCTCCGGTTATTGGAAAGAACAGATTGAGCATTATGGAGCTGAAGTAACTTACTACACCCATGGCTACACTCTTTCTTCTCATTATTACCTTTACGGGGAAGACCCAACAACCCCTTTCGTAAGCGCCGGTCCTATTGTAATGTTAACCGATATTACAAATGATGCTATTATGCTTTCTAAGTTTGGTATTATGGCTGATTGTGATATGACGTGTGTATTGCATATTTCATCTTTTCAAGAATTCTTTGGTCAGTATAGAGAGCCAAAAGCAGGAGATCTTATTGAATTAGCTGAGTATGGCGGGTACGGAGATAGACCCGGTGGAAGAGGTGCTCCGGTATATGAAATAACTGAACGAGATGATCAAAATTTACAATTTAATGCAAACGCTCTTATGGGTCATTACATTTGGGTTATAAAGTGTAAGCGCTGGGAATACTCATACGAGCCTGGTACAAAAGCAGAACCTCTTAATGTTCAGTTCAATGATGATGAAGAGTATGGAAGAGAGGCTGGAGGCGCTAATCCTGAAGAGTTGGTACAACCGTATGAGCAATCCAATGATAAATCTGCAAAATGTATTGTAGATGAAAATACTTCTGATCGATCAGAAATATACGGCTACTACGGAGGGTTAAAAGAAATATAATTAAATAACTATATGAACGTACTACCACGTTATACATCAGGCTCAACAAACTTTAACTCCGTTATTACGAGTTACGATGCCTTGGCACAAAGAATTCGTAGACAAATGGGCGAGCCTTTAGTTAACGTTGAAATAGCTAATGAACAGATATATGACTGTATTGCCCAAGCTATGGAGTTTTTTACTAAGTATGCCGGGTATACAGAAGAATTCTTAGTGTTTGATTCTACAAAGTATACAAGAGGGGTCGGGATAAATGTAGCTACCCTCATTAATCAAACCTCAGAAATGACAACAGTTACAAACGGTCTATCAGCTGGTTACGATTATGATTTAAATTCATATAGAAGAGTACTTGATTGTTTCTCTTTTACATACGGTGAAACTACAGGTATTAACACCCTCTTTACGCTAGAGCAGGCCATGGCCCAGCAAATCTATTCTAGCTACATGATTGGCAATTTCGGATTTGATCTTGTCAGTTGGGAAATATTAAAAGGATTTATTGACACTAGAACAAAAGTCCTTGCAATGACTCCTCATTTTAGATTTGATCCTAAAAATCAGATTCTTAGAATCATTCCAGAACCTATTCCTGAACAGACTTATCTTGGTGTTGTTGGTTGTTATTTAGAAAGACCAGTTAAAGATCTTATTAACGAAAGATGGATTTATAGATATGCTTTAGCTCTTTCGAAGGTTACTGTAGGTAACGTAAGAGGTAAGTTCGGTGGTACAAACCTCTTTGGCGGTGGTCAAGTCAACTATCAAGATTTTATGTCTCAAGGTATTGCTGAAAGAGACGCTTTAGAAGCTGAGTTAAAAAATACTTACGAAGATGTCACTGGTGCTATGTTCTTTATTGGATAATTACTATTATGGACTTTAACAATATTGTATTAGAAATTTTAGAAGAAAAAAAAGCTCCTAGTTTGTCTATTAAACGCGGGGAAAAATTACCTGTAAGTCGTGGTGGTGGATTAACAGCTAAAGGTAGAGCAAAATATAATCGCGCTACTGGCTCTAATCTTAAAGCTCCTGTTACCGGTAAAGTTAAAAAAGGCTCTAAAGCATCTAAGCGCAGAAAAAGCTTCTGTGCTCGGAGTAAAGCATGGATTCCAGCCGGTGGTTGTGCAGGTAAAGACACAAGAGGTTGTGCTGCAAGAAGACGCTGGAAATGCTAAAAGTGAATCGTAAAAGAACATCTAAGTTTAAACAAGGCATCTTTAAGCCTAATCATCCGGAAAAGTACCAAGGTACTCTACCTATCCTTTATCGCTCATCTTACGAATTAAAATACTTTAGATGGTGTGATTATAACCCAGCTGTAATATCGTGGGGTTCAGAATCAATTATAGTACCTTATCAAAACCCTCTTACTGGAAAAGTGTCTCGTTACTTTGTTGATTCTAATATAACTCTTAAAACAAAAAACGGTGAATTTAAAAAATATCTTATAGAAATTAAGCCTTCTATTCAAACCCAGCCCCCTAAACCAGGCAAGAACACAAAAGCTCTATTAAGACGCCAGGCTGAGTACGTGAAAAATAGAGCAAAGTGGCAGGCAGCCGAGCAATGGTGTAAGAAAAAAGGTTACGAATTTACTATTCTAACCGAAAAGCATTTAGGACTTTAAGACTGATGACCTGAATACTTTCTAGTCTTTCCTGAATCAGGAACAACTTCTTCAATAATCTCTTCTGTTATAATTGTCTTTGTCTTAGGTTGAGCTGGAATAGGTTCATCCACTAAAAGCTGTTTAGTTGATTTAGTTTCTTTTAACATTGAGCCGCCTCTAGCTATATTGTAAGCTAATACTAGAGCTACAGCTAAAGGATCGAATACAGCTACAATACAGATAATAAAAATCTTTACAACTGTATCAAGAGGTAAGCCAACAGATTCAGCTACAAACTTAAATGTACCAATATCATGAACAGAATTACTATCGGTCTTAAGTGTAATGAGTTCATTATCCTTTTCGAATTGAGTTGTTTGAAGTTGTTGAACTCTAGCTGTTAAACCTTTGATCTCTTCTGCAGCTCTTGCCATATCTTCATAGACTGGCTTTGCTGCAGCGCGTGACATTTCCGGGAGACGAGCTTCCTGAGATTTACGAGCCTCATTAAGCGTAGTAATACGCGAGTTAATTTGGTCAATTTCATTTTTAATATTTGTCTTTTGTTGTTCTATTAATACTACTTTGTTGTCAATGAGTTCTGTTTTACCGGCGTTAACTTGATACCCAGATGATAGATAACCGAAAATACCCATTGATGTAATACACATGAGTACGAGAACGGCTGTTATCATATATACTTTAAGAAACCAAATTATCTTCTTCCAATAACGATATAAGAATGATGTGGCGACTAATTTACCTAATTCAAGAGATCCCGCCATAATAGCCACCTGCCAAAAGTGACCAGAGAATAATGTTGCAATACCGAGCACGGAAAAATAAGCTCCGCACCCAGCGACCAATAATGCCGTAAAGGCTAACAATGCTGTAAACATAGTAGCAATATTTATTCAAATAAATATATAAAATGGACTTTAATAGCATCGTAAATCAAATTTTAAATGAGTCTCCTGATGAGGTTTATATGCCCGATAAGAAAAAAGCTCGCTGGAATGATAATGATGCCCATGTATTTGGTACATTGCACGCCCTTCCTGGTGTTGAGCCTTTTTTTATGTACGGAAAAAATCCTGCAACAACACATTGGAATATGATAGATGATTTAGTTGAAACTTTAGAAAAAATGAAATTCAAGAGTTTTGCATTAAACAAAAGATTACTACTAGCATTTAATACTCTACCTGATACCGCAATTCCAAACTCGAGTAAAGTAGTTGAAGATATTTTTAATAGCCCACAAACTTTAAAATTAATAAAAAGTAATAAACTTGAAGAATTCTTTCATAATATGACCGGTTCAGATGAAGCTGTTAAAAGAGAAAAAATACAATTAAATCTTAGTATTCGAACTAAGATTTTTAAAAACGCAGGAAGAATATGGCTTGAAAAAAAGATATTATCATTTTGGTTAACACAAGAACAAATAGATAATAATGCAATTGAAAATGTATTTAATTACTTTAAAGTACCTGTACAAACTAGAAATGAATATTTTATTGATGTTATAAACCCAGCAGAATTAGACAAAGAAGGTACACCCGATAAACATTTACCTTCATACACTGAATTTAAAACCGGTAAAAGAAATAAAGCAACAAAAGAACAAGAAAAGAAAACAGCTGAACTTATGGCCAAACAACACGGTGTAGCGGGAGCTCAAAAAGCTAAATACGATACCGGAGAACTTCCTGATGTTGGTGCGAAAAAATATATGCAGCAGCTACCTTTACATATAAGACAAAGATTACAAACATCTGAAAGTAAACATATAAAATAGTCTATTACTACTGGAGAAATTGCGACATAGTAGATTAAATAATAAAAACCTATGGGACTTAAATTTTTAGTCGAAGATATCCATGACGGACTTGATTTCATGATCGAGGAAAAGAACCGTCAAGGAGAACAAAAACTCTACATTACCGGACCATTCTTAATGGCCGAGCAAAAGAATCAAAACGGTCGTATCTATAAACTAGATGAAATGATTACAGAAGTTAATCGTTATACAGATGAAATGGTCAAGTCTCGTAGAGCTATCGGTGAAATGAATCACCCACAATCAACAGAAGTTAACCCTGTTAATGCCTGTCACCTTGTTACAGAACTAAAACAGAATGGTAATTACTTCATGGGTAAGTCTCAAGTGCTTAATACACCAATGGGTCAACTTCTTAAGTCACTTATTACTGATGGAATTAAAATGGGTATCTCTTCTCGTGCTTTAGGTAATATTCAAGAGATGGCTGATGCCAAGCACGTTTCAAATTTCCATCTTATCTGTCTTGATGTTGTACACCAACCATCAGTACAAAATGCCATGCTTGAGTCTGTCATGGAGTCAAGAGAGTATATGATTCGTCCGGACGGTTCAATTATTGAATGTTCAGCAGCAGCCAGAGCTCAACTCGGTGAAAAACTTTCTAACATGCCTAAACATGGCACAGATACATTCTTAAGAGAAGCCTTAATTGGCTTTATTAATAAAATTAAACTCGGATAAATATTATATATGAAAAAGAAAGATCAAATACTTTTAGAAGAAGCTTACATGCGTGTTCTTTTAAAAGAAGAAGAGTTTCCTGGGGATGAAACACAGTTTACACAAGCATATCAAAATGCTATAAGTGGAAAATATATACCTTTTGTACAGTGGTTAAAAAAATACTCTGATGATAAAAGAATAGCAAACATTATAAAAGGGGGTATGCAGGATGGTAATCAGTCTGACGATCAAATTGCGGTAACACCAGGTGCTAATATTGCTGTTAATCAATTATGGCCAACACAAAAAGAAATAGGTATAGCTAATTCTTTAGCTTATCCGTTAGATAAACCTCAAGAGTTTGCAAAAATATTTACCGGAGCTCCAGTAGATACTGGTTCTGTTATAGTATTAAATGGTCGTTTTGTACTTGATGGTCATCATCGTTGGTCCCAGACATTTTGCTATAATCCGAAAGCACAACTAGTAGTAACTAATTATCAAAATGACAAATTTGAGCAAGAAGGTGGATTAAAGGCAATTCAGGCAGCTATAGTAGCATTAAAATCACCAGGAACAAGCTTACTAACAAAACCTAATAATGAACCCAATTTATTAAATTGTAGTTTTGATGAGGTTCGTAAAATTTTAAATCCCACCCAAGAAGTTTTGAATCAAGCAATACAAATAAAATTCTGTACAGATTTGCAAACATTTCAAGATCGTATAATTCAAAATGTTCAAGCTCTTAGAGATCATTGTAAGGAAGCGAAGTGGGAAAATAATCCACCTAGGGGAGAAATGCCACAACCTGGTATGAATAAAGTAGGAGATAAAGATTTAGAAAATGCTTTAAAAAGTGGAAAAATAGATGTAGTATCTCCTTATAAACAGGGCCAAGCTCCAGTAGCCCAACAACAGCCTACTAGATAAATAAACTTATGACACAAGAAGAACAAAAGACAATCAACAGCTTTATTGGTAAAATTGCTAACAAAGATTACTCAGATGCCCAACAAGCTTTACAAGATGCTGTTGAGGCTAAGATTAAAAATAAAATTCGTTCCTACGTAAACCAAGAAGAAAATTAACCTATTTAGAATAAATAAATATATAACAAATATGGACTTCAAATCAATTCTCAAAGAACAGTTCAAAGATCTCATCACAGAAGAGACCTTAACCGCAGTACACGAAGCCTTCGAAGCTGCCGTAAACGAAAAAGCAGAACAAAGAGCAGAACTTGCTGTTGAAGCAGCAACAACAAAGCTTGATGAAGACCACGCTGCTAAGCTCGAATCACTCATTGAGTCAATCGATACTGATCACACAGCAAAGCTTCAGAAGCTTGTTGAGACAATTGATTTTGATCATGCACAAAAATTAAAAGCAGTACTTACAAAGATCGACGAAGATCATACAGCTAAATTAGAGACTGTAGTAAGTAAGTATGAAACAACTTTAAAAGAAGAAGCAGAATCCTTCCGTTCACGTTTAGTTGACGAGATTTCAAATTACATGGATCTGTATCTTGAAAAAGTAGTACCAACAAAACAAGTTAATGAAGCAGTTGAGAACATCCGCTCACGCAAAGTTCTTGACGAGATTCGTAAACTTGTTGGTATTAATGAAGAATTTATCAATGGTGAGATCAAAGACGCTCTCATCGATGGTAAGACAACAATCGATTCCTTAAAGAAGGAATTGAATGAAGCACTTGAGGCTAACACAGCATTAAACGCAAAGTTGCAAAACGCTGAAGCCAAAATTTTGCTTGAAGAAAAAACAAAAGATATGCCACAAAGTACTAAGGCATATGTCAGTAAGTTACTCAGAGGTAAATCACCCGAGTACATTCAAGAGAACTATCAGTACGTAGTTGAGATGTTCGAGAAGGAAACTTCCGAACAAGTCGAAGATGCTAAGGAAAAGGTCACAAGACGGATCGTTGAGGCCGTTGACCGTCCTGAAACAGAATCACTTGTTGAGGAAGTCATTTCTAGACCACCAGTTGAGAATCAATCTCCTGTTGGCGGATATCTGAATGAGATGAAGAAGCTTGACGGTTCTAAGTTAAAACTTAGACACTAAGGTCATCCTTCATACCTCACAAATAAGGTCGAAAATATTCTTTTTATAAAGGAGAAATAAAATAACTATGGAACTTCTACATATCGATAAAACACGCGCTGAATCTTTAGTTGA